ATCGATGACATCAAAGGGGTCAATCATTGAAGAGACTCCCGCAAGCAAGTCAAACGATCCGCTAGAGCGACGAAGTCTTCTTCTCCGTATGCTTGTGCCTTCCCTTGGTCCCGTCGGAGATCGTTATCTGCCTTCATGCCTTCCATCTCACAAACGACGGCCCACATTGCCAGTTGCGCGTCGGTGTATCGGTTCATTTGGTCGCCTCAATAAGGTGAACAGTTTGCACGCACCCGGCATTGCCGAAACGCGAACGTGCTCTGATTTCGCTAAGTTCAGCCTCATGCCTGTTAGCGTGGAAAAGATGGTGATGACCCCTTTCCTCCCACTGTACCAGCCACCCTTCTGTGATCCGTGTCGGTTTCACACGGTAGTCATACAGTTGCCAATTCCAGCCTGGCTCTTTGCAATCTGCCCACGTATCCCAAGTCAAGGGTTGGCACTCGATAGCTCTGCCCTGCTCGAACGCCTGCATGACTTCGACCATTTCTTTGATTGTCTTCATTTGTCCGCCCAACTTTCTAGGTCTGTTTTCCAGTCAATACGAATTAGTGGCACCCTGTCTCTATAAGAGAGAGCAGTCTCCTGAACAACACTTGCTACTTGTTCCTTCACACTCGGGTCATGTACGACGGCTACCTCATCATGGCAATTGAATGGGGCCACGACCCAGGGGTGGATTCCAGCCGGTTGCAAGTCCCACACCCTTCGCTGTACATGCTTGGTGATCTCGGCACCGGGGCTCTGGATTTCGTGGTTGGCCGCCGCCCGCATGTTGGCAGCCTGAATCTGAAAGGCTGCTCCATAGAGTGCGCTGGCGACCGCCCCGCCGGCAGTCTGCACGCGATCGCGGCGTACAACCTTGACCAGACAGTCTCGCCACTGCTTGGGCGGCTTCTGAGCTAAGGCAAACAACGCCTTGCAGATTTGGTTCTCCAATGAGAAGTAACGCTTGAACCCAAGGAAGGTTTCACAGTAGTCCTTGGGGTCCTTCCAGATCACTCGCGATCCGATGCCGTGCGGCTGGGTCATCGAACAGAACTGTGCCTTGACACGCTCCCGGGCCCGACCGATACCGGGATAATCCTTGGCGAACTGCTCGTATGCGTGCTTGGCTCGCTCCGGTGTGACGCCCAATCTCTCGACGAGGGTCTCGTGGGTGCCACCATAGATCATGGCGAAGATGCCGTTCTTCCCCTTGGTGTACCAATCGTTCTCTGTCTTCTCTGAAGCCAATACTTCTTCGTAGGAGAGGCCGGAGACGATGCTGCCGAACAGGCCGTGAATCTTACGCCCAGAGAGTAACGCCTGTCTGAGTCGTTCATCGTTGTACACGGCGTCAGCCAGCGTTACCTCGAAGCTCCAGAAGTCGCCAAGACTTAGTTCCGTACCTGCCCACTTGAATGGGAAGCAGTGACGGACATCCTTGGTCCGTTTGATGCCCTGTGGGTTGAGGCCGTCGCCGCCGGCCATTCTACTTGATAGAGTACCAATCACCTTGAAGCTGGGGTGGAAGCGTTTTGCCGCCAGCAGTTTGTCGTATAGCTCGATCTCCTTCTTGGCGGTCTTGACGCCGAGAATCTCCGAAGCCCGGACGGCTGCTGGATGTCTGCCTTTTTTCAATGTGCCGCCATCGCACCGGGCACAGCCTCTGCCTTCGCACTTGGTACAGGGCTCATCTGCGTCGACGTACCACGGCAGTAGAGTCTCTAAATGGCTCTTTTTGGTGCTCGCGGCCAGCTTCTTGCCGGCCAAGGCCATCATCTCTACCTCGTCCAGGGTTTCGGTAATGTACCGCCGGACCTCCTTGACCTTGTTAGTGTTTACAGGGGCCCGAGCTATCGTCTCTACGGCCGCTCGACGGAGGGCCTTGACGGCGTCTAGATCGAGCGTGAACCCATGCCACCGCACAGCCGCTACCATGCCGGCCAAGACGGAGTCATTGTCGTCGGGCTCGGGGTAGCCAAAATACTTGTCAAGATCACGGGTGTAGACAATGTCGTCGTTGGCATACTCTCTTGCATTGGCACTCGAATGCCAATGCTCAATGTGCTCTTTGATGATCCCCGGCCAAGCGTAGCCATGCACTTCGACCCCGTGCTTCATCACTGAGGCGGCCCAGTGCCCTTCTGGCGAACTGACTGCTAGGGCGGTCGGGGCGTAGCCGAGTTCGATTGGTCGCGTAGCCGGCTCCACATCCTCGTAATGTTTTGGCTTGTAGCCAAGGACATGCTCAGCGATCGATTTCAATGCGAGGGAAGCACGAAAATGTAAACACACGTCCTTTAGATTCGCCTGCTTTGTGTCCAGTACCTTCCATCTCGCCGAGTTCTTGGCTGCCCTGGCGAAGTAGATCGAGTCCAATGATATCTTGGATTCAAGCTCGGTGGCCAGAGCACAAGCCAGAGCAGTTGGCACCCGGCGGATGCGAATGTCCTTCCGGGCCATCAGGGACTGCATCGGGCCCTTCTGGGCGCAGATCATCAGGTCGAGAATGTGTTTTGGTTTGATGCACGGTCCATCGCAGCCCTGCGGTTCTAACAGGGCGATCTCGTCGATATGCTCCTCGGGAATCCAATCGAATGGGCACAAGCTGAAGACGGTGTACAGCTTGGCCAACATGAAAATATCGAAGGTCAAATTGAATCCAATAATTGTCTGGTCCATCAACCACCGAACCAAGGCCGTGGTGTGGTAGACAGGCTCCTTCCAAATCTCGTAGAGCGTGATGGGTCCATCGTCTTCCGCGTACTGAATCAGCACAGGGAGGCCGTGGAAGCCAACCGTCTCGGTATCGAGGTATAGCCTGGTCATTCAAACTCGGAGACTAGACCAAAGAGACAGGAACGCATACGCCGCTTGAACAGGGACCACCCCATTTCCGAGAAGTCGCAACCAGTCGGTTCTGGCCACCCCATCAGCCACTTCACGAACAGGGGATTGAGTCGCAGGCCAGAGGTATCTTGGGACTCTGAGCCATTCATCGCTGTCTGGGCCAGGCGGGAAGAGACTTGGACACTCTCCCGCCCCAGCAATTTGTTGGTCGGTACATCTGCATTCAGACAGGCTCCGTCCTTCCAGTCCCTGCAAGTCGCTGTAGCCCAAAGTACCGCCGTCCGGGCCAATGGTTTCTGAACCTTTCGGCCGGTGGGAGTGACTCCTGCTTTCATCTGTTCCTCGGAAACTGTTCGCCCGCCGTTCGGAACATTGGGCGTTGGCCACCGCGAGTATGAACAACCGCTCTCGTTTGTGGCTTGCACCGACTTCCGCCGCTGTAAACAAACCCGCCGCAACTTGATAATCCAGTGCTTCAAGGTCGGATACAACGGTGTCGAACCCGAGGGAGAGGTGTCCCGGTACGTTTTCGAGAAATAGGAATGTTGGTTCAACTTCCTCAATGATTCGACGGACGTGTGGCCAAAGGTGTCGAGGATCGTCTTGTCCACGACGCTTGCCGGCGAGACTAAAGGGTTGGCACGGGTAGCCCGCAGTGAGGCAATCCACGACTCCGCGCCAAGGGCGGCCGTCGAAGGTTCGCAAATCTGACCACACAGGTGCCTGAGCCAAGCAACCCGCTTCCATCGTTTCGACCAGGTAGTTGATAGCGAAGGCTTCCCACTCCACCCAACAGACTGTGCGAAGGTTTGGAATAACCAGTTCCAGTCCGAGGTCGAGTCCCGCCCCGCCACTGCAAAGGGAGAGGTTGTTAACGGTACGTTGATCCACATTCTGCCCTACTTATCACTGTTGAATCGTCCACGTTTCCCCGTTCGCGGTGATGTAGAAACTGAAGCACGAGTCTCTAATAGCAACCGAGCCTGTGAGTTCCACGCCGTGTTTACGACATAGCGTATTCAACTCGGAGGCGAAATCCTGGAATCTCTCTACGGTATCGAAGGGTCGAGGCTTCTTATGGTCCCAACTCATCGCGGCTCCTTCCGAAAGCTCCACTTGTCGAAGCCTTTTGCAGCCGCCATCGTCTTATCATCGATCTTTGGCACTGACTCCGTTGCATTTCGTCACGCAAGTCATCAACGGTCGATGCCAGGGCAATGTCGCGATCGATGTCGAACGGAAGCCTAAGTACCGATGCAATTGCAAGGACATGCGTGGGATACGTCTCTGGTGCGAGGTCTCCGTATAGATGTGCGACGATCCTCTTGGCGTCTTCCAAGTATCTATTCATGTTTCATACCCTCTGTACTTGCCATAACTGGGATTTGTCTCCGGGTCCTTCTTCGCCTTGCGTCTCTCAAGACGGACCTTCCAGCGTTTCAGCAGGCCGTGGAACGAGCCGCTCGGGTGCTTGACCCACGAGCTAGGTTTGTCTGCCGCTTCATTTCTTAGAGCCATTTGGATACTCGATTACCACCTTCCCAGTGATGCCGTCAACAACTCGCACATGGCCGTAGTAGATGCCGTCCTCAGACAGTTCACTAGCCTTGCAGATTGCATCGCCGCAATACTCAAAGGACTCATCGAGCATTGACCAGCCAGAGTATTGGCAGCGGTTTTGGAGGTAGTAGCGTTTAGTCATGCCCAGCCGCATACTCCACAATGACCTCACCAGTGAGCGAATCAATAACTCTGACCATTCCGTAGGCTACTGCATCCTTGGAAAGCTGGCTGGCTCGATAAACCGCGTCTCGGCATAGATCATAGGCTTCGTTGTCGAGCGTCTCCCAACCACTGTCTTGGTAGCGATTCTGCAAGCGGTACCGTGGCCCGCCGTCAAGGTAGACTACCATCTCCGTAATAAACTTCTCACACAGTGGATCGCTGCTGGTGCCATGCTCACGGCCCTGATAATGCACCTTGTCGCTCTCCGCTCGGATGCAGTTCCCATCGGGCTTTTGGATGAACCCGTATCCATGCGTCTGAACCTTGTAGAGCAGCGTCAAGAGGTTTCTGCGGCTTAGAGTTGGCATCGAATCCCCGGGGACGATGATAGTTTGCGTCTTACCGCAGCCCGGACACTCCCAGACATGCTTGCCTGGTGGCAGACAAATGTGCATTGGTGGGTTGTGCTCCGGGTGAATACAATACTTGTACTCTTTGGGCGGATCATGTTTTATGAATGGCGTTCTCGATCCAATTGGTTCAGTATCACTTGTGCTTGTCTCAGTTGCATCTCGGCTGCCACGCGGCGTTGGTATTTGTGGACCAACTCAAGTTCAGTCATATACTGTGACCACGTCTCGTTGTCGATTAAGCCACTGGCTCTGGGATGAAGTATGGTTAAATCCCTGTACTCGAAATAGGTGCCGTCTTCTGCATCATAGTCAGTGCAAAAACAGCAGTAGCCGCTATCCACCGTGATGAGCACAACAGACGCATCCGATGCGTTATGGGTGGCGCGGAGAATTGTCTTGCCAGTAATCTCTTCAAGATTGAGTCGACGGTACTGATTCAGGATTCTGGCTTCTGTGAGTGTCTTGCCAAGACATCCCGTGTTGACCACCTTGTCCCTCGGTAGAAGCTCGCCTTCATTGGTCTTAGTCACGCCGTTCCGAGCGATGTGCCACCCACCGGCCGATTTGCCGACCACCGTACAAGGTAGGACACAGACGTAGTCTTCACTGCCGGGCGTAAAGTGATCGCCCTGTGAGAGGGCCATTGAGACGATTGGGTCATAATCCATACATTACACTTTCACAGCAGGGAATCGTATGGTCAGGTGACGACCGTATTCGTTGTTATTGATCTCGATGTCCGTCAGGCAGTCGGCATCAAATACGATGTAAGCATCATGGAGACCGCCGGCACAATGAAACAAAGTGCGAAGCCCAACCCTGTTAAGCTCTTTGAGTAGTGGTGCCAATGGGCTGTCGGCTCGAAACGTGTGCCCGTTGATTTCAAGCAGAGTGTCTTGATGCTTTATCATGTGTTGAGCGGATTGCCTCGATGTACATGCCGACGATCTTGTCGCTGGCCGAAATCAGCCGTCTAGCTAGGGCGATGCGATCGTTATACTCAGTGAGTGTCTGCGGGCGCGGTAATGAGCCGAAGTGTATGATTTGTCGAAGACACTCTTTACGCATTGCTTCGAGATTCACGGGTCTCCTCAAATGCCAGTTTTGCATACGCGATCTCGTGTTCAGACTCGGCCAAGAGTTCCTTGCCCCTTTGCACGAGCCAGTGGGCGAATTGCTCGTCTCCAGGCCCGAAACCATCTTCTGTTCTTCGGTGGAATCGCTCAGCCATGACGTTGTACTCACGCAAACGCATGTCCAGGTCTTCCAATCCACGCTCTGTGTGTTGTCGCAATTCAGCGTTCGTCATAGTACGGTTTCACCTTTTCGTACAAACTTCCAGGGGACTCGTGGTAGTTGGCAGATTCGATCACACCGCTTTTCTCAAGTGTGTTGGCGACGTACTGGGAGCAGAACAGCCCTCTTGATTCGCGGCCCTGCCACCAACCGCGTAGCTGATACCGCCGCCCAATCTGGGACTCAGCATACTTCACCATTCTCAAATTGGAGATCAGCGAGTAGTTCCGCTTCGGCGTTAGAGTGAACCACGTCACGCCGCGTTTGAGTTTCATTTCCTCAGCGTACTCGGCCCACTTGACCTTACGCACCTTCGGTGGGACGGCCTCGTAGACGTAGCCATTGAGCACAATGGCGGCGTGCGACAGATCACTGCCGGTGGTTCGTTTGATGACGTTGGCCAGTGGGCCGCCCTTCCAGAAGACCAGGGAGCCATCCTTCGGAGTCTCACCGAAGCACAGTATGGCAAGGCCAAGAATAATCAAGATCGGGCCAAGCACGAGTCGCAGCAGCGTGAACGCAGTCTTCATAGTGACTTCCTTTGCTTTGGCGGGCTTTGTGAGTCAGAAAGCATGGACGCAAGTTGCTTGGACAGAGCACACATAACCTCGGTGCGGCTTAGGCCGGCGTCCTGTAGTCGAATGACAAAGGCCAAGAGTTCATTGGACGCAGCAGCACGGAGCTTATGTCTTGGGTGGAGTTTCATCACTTCTCGGGGTATGCCTTGCAATGGAGTCTGGTCACAACGAGGCTGAACCCGGCTATCAATGCGAGAAGTATCGTAAGCACGGCTAGGGCTGCGACTACAGCACCGATGCAAGCGAATGGCTGCCACCACGGTTCCCCAAGGAGTATGCTGACGCCGACCATAAGGTCAACCGGCATCGTCAGAGCCAGAAAGAACAACACCCGCCAGAAAAGTAGTTTCATCAAACGACCTCGTAGGTTACTCGGATCACACCACTTGCCTCTTAGTGTAGCCGGACTACTCGCATGACCGTGCAGGCTGCACAGTTCAGACAGATGCACATAAATAGAGCCGCTGCAATCCAAGCCAGCACACGGGTTCGAGCAAGTGTGAACAACTCGTAATATAGACAGAGCAGGCAGACGGTGAAGGCGACGATCCCGATGCGGTAGACTGTCATCGCAATATCAAAGGTGTTCATCGCCATTTGCTCCAAGTAATCGAATGCACTCGCACAACTGTCTCATCAGGGTAGCTGGCCTCACGAGCCGCTTGCCGCGAACGAAAAAGCAGCGGTGTATCTTGAGTACCTAATTCCCTTGCACGCGGGCCCGAATGCAGGGCAAGTTCACCGGTGCTTTTGCTGACTAGACCCCAGTAGTGCTTGTACATCATTGCATCTCAATGGATTTGACACGCCGGACGTACTCGTAGGTTACTTGGACTTTGACGACCTTCTCATGCTCGGTACACATGTCCTCTGCTTCAGACCACATTCTGTACAGATACGGCTTGCCACTAGAGGGATTGATCGCTAGTTGCTCGGTGCGTCGATCGACGAGCCCGTAGAGAGTCTGTGTCATCTAGCCCTCGCAAGTTATTGTCACGTTGACCCGCACAACTCTGTGACTGCCGTATGGATAGAATTGATTTAGGTTGTCTCGGGCATCCGCTCGACTGCATCGCAACAGCACGCCGGGCGGGGACATTACGGTTACAAGCTGCTTCGTCCGGCGATCCTGAATTGCCCAATACTGTTGACTAATGTTCATTGGTTCCACTCGTAGGTTACTTGGATTTCCACGACCCGCTCACAACTTGCACAATACTGATACGCCTCGCCGGTAGTGGTGTACAGATGCGGCCTCTTGGTGGTCGAATTGGTCATCAACTCACCGGTGCGTCGATCGACGAGGCCGAAAAGGGTCTGAGTCTTAGTCAATCAACGACCTCGTAGATGATTCGGACTTTCACGACCTTCTCGCAACTGGCACGAGCACGCTCGGCTTCCGCCTTTGTGTCGTAGAGGGTGGGGTAGCGGACGTATTGCCCAACCAACAGTTGGCCATTACGCTTGTTGACGAGGCCGTAGCATTCGCGTTTCATTTGATGATCTCCACTCGAACCTTGACTACTCTCTCGCACACGCCATCGCACATATCCTCTGCCGCGTTACGGGATGCCGTCAGATACGGCACACCGGTGATAGTGTTGCCGTACAGAATATGTCCTTTGGCAACACCGTAGAGCAGCGCGCCACGCTTTCTGTGGCTTAGTGCCGCAGTGATTGCCATACCGCATACAGCAGTGATCGCCACGGCGAGAATTGTCTTGCCGTGCATGACTGTGATGTAGAACAGAACCCAAGAGACGTAAGTCATTTCTTCACCACATTGTTAATTAGAAGCACATCCGCTGTCGGTTCGTAGACAGCCCAAAAGCTCAACTCTGGCGTGCTTACCTGTCGGAAGATCAAACGATTTGACCCGACGACCGCACACAAATGGCCATCTGGCTGCACATATACCCGCGTCCTATCACTAATATGTGGATACCGCCTAAGCACGGTTTGAACTACGCTATCCTGAGTTGTGGGGCTTAGCCAATCTCCCGTGGCACGGCCCAATTTACTGCAAAGAGTATGTCTAAATTCCTCACACAATAGTTCGTCTGGCCGAGTCACACATGCCAAGACTATCAACACGATGAGTACACACAAGAAGACCAACGCGGTCATTTCTTCACCTTCAATTCTCGATACCACTGTGTATCAACCTTCTCATCAAACGTCTTGAGAATCGCACAGACGTAGTCAGCGATCAGCCGCAGCCCTTCCTCGTTGATTTTGTCCGGCGTGTCAGTAGCTGTGTGGTAATCGCGGTGGTCGCCAGTAAAGAGCCAGACGACGGGGACGCCCCGTTTGCCAAAGGACTCGTGATCGCTGGGTCCATTGGGCTTTCTGAACGTAATGGCTTTGGCCCACGGGTACTGTTTGAAGAGTCGATCGAATGGATCGTTGTATCTCGGCGGCTTGAGACGACCGACCATGTCCAGGTTGACCACCAAGTCATGCTTGACTCCCTTGGCACCAAGAGACTGTCTGGCACACGCTTCCGACCCATTCAACCCACCCTCTTCGTCGTCAAAGAAGGCATGGACGAGGGTATGCTTGAGATTCAACTTGCGTTGGGCCACCATCAGATTGACTACGCAGCCAGAGGCATTGTCATCGGCTCCGGGCGTACCTCTCACGCTGTCGTAGTGGCTCCCGACGATGAATACTCGTTGGACTACATCCTGCGGACCTGTCCGGACTCCGTACAGATTGATCCCTGTGTCAAACGGTTGCCTACGAGTTCGCAACCCATACCGCTGCAAGCGGGACTCGATGTAGTCTCTGGTCTCTGCATTCTGCCCGGCCGGTCGCGGCGTCGAAATGATTTGCAGATCAGGGTTGATTGCACACAGTAGCAGTAGGGTCAACATGATTTGTTCTCCAGGAATTCAAGAACCTGTTTCAATCTAAGAATCAGTTCGTTTTGTGATTTGTGCCGGAAGCAGGCAACGTGGGTGCTATAGGGCACAGCCCGCACACGGATTGTCGTGCCCTCCTCTGCCGGTACCGGTAGAATGATGGCACCATTCTCAATAGTCTGGTCAAGCATCCCATTCAACTCCCAGTTCAGCCATTGCTACTTCAAGCGCCTCGCGGCCATTGACCCACTGGCGTTCGATTCGATCACGACGCTTCGATCGCGTTCCGCAGCCCTCGCCGGGAACGTCCTTGTAGTAGTCAAGGGCACACTCGTAGCAGACTGAGTATGCGATGGCGAGATCAGCCCATTTGCGGCGTCGACGTTCGAGCCGAATCTGCATGTAGAGCAGATAGGCACAGATTACAACACAGATTACAGCAGCGATGTCTATCATAGTAGTCTCCTCTACTATAATAGAGTGCTGTACTACTCTGATTGTGACTCGGATTCCTCTGAATTGACAGTGATTATCCTGCCCATGCCGTCAGGATCGGTATTTTTGGCACTACTGACCAATTGGACAACCGATCTGCCCACATTTTCGAGTACATCCTCCCATCCGTCGAACTTACCAGCTACACTACTGGCCACGAGATCCACCACCTGGGTGGCCAGTTGCAGTACGGCGGCCTTGCAGAGCATATCCCCGCGACGGTACTTGGCGATCTCACTGGCTTGGGCCAACTTGCCGATCACGTTGGACAGGGCAATGGCCACACCTGTCTCCCCGTTATTGACGGCTTCCTCTTGTAGCAATCGCACGAGCGCTAATTCGCTATCCAAGGCTGTCGGATTATCTACGCCGGCAAGCTCGCGTAGCCGAGCCGCTCGGGACGGGTCATTTAGTCGGTAATGGGGTTCCATCTCTTAATCCTCGAACCATTGGTGGCCGTGGGCATCTCGCATGGCCAAGTGGGCCATTTTCGCCAGATGGGTAGGCGCATCTTTGGCCCCCCGTTTAGCCCGGACGATGGTGGGCCAGCGCGAGATCGCCCCGCAACGGTGCTGGCGGCCGATCGGTTGACGCTTTATCCCACAAACCCACGGCGGGCTCAGGCGGGGTCTTTCAACTCTTGCGTATGCTCTGGCGATCATTACGGCCTCTGGCCATCGCAACGGGTACTCTGCGCCGATAGTAAAAGCCACTTTCGGCTCCAAGCCAAAAACGGCGAGTTGCACCAACCATCTAGCCCACTTGCTCCGACTGAGGTTCTTTACGCCCCAAAGATGTTTCCAGAGACAGTTGGAGACCTTTGTCACACCGACATAGAGAACTTGATCTGGATCTCTCGGGTCACACAGCCCAAAGACACAGTAGTTGTTGATCCGAACGAGGAGCCGAGCGTCATCGATACGTTTCTGGTATGCCTCAAGCAACAGCCGCCGCCTGTGACGAGCCTGGAACCGCCGCTGCTTTTCGCAATTCGCTCTACGGGCTTCTTCGGCGTCCACTAGCACACTCAAGTAGCAGCACCATGAGATCAGTCGGGTCGAATCTCAATTCGTCCCCGGTTACGATCTCAATGTACCCAGGAGGCATGACGATGCGTACCTTGCCGTTGGACACACGCAGCATGTCGCTGGTGATCCGATAGCGGGCTACAAGTTCGTCGTCTCGCCAAAGCTCAATCATGGTATGGGATTCAAGTAGGCAAATTCCCCATAGTATTTCAACGCAGCCTCGTTGTAGGCTTTGGCGGCATCAACAATGTCTGTGAATCGCCCTAAGAATATGTTTCGATACTGCTGTTTGATCTGTGCGTGCCACCTACGGCGACCTTTATCCCACGTCACACCCTTATACCCCGATGTATTATCCCGCTGCGGCCCGCGATTAGCCTTATTCTGTGAATCCGTTGCCAATCGTAGATTCGAGCGGCTATTATTGAGGCCATTGCCGTCAATATGATCGATACACGACCCCAAAAGGGTCATACGATCGGCCACTACGCGGTGCATATAGATAATATGCGCGTTGCTGTTGTCTACTAATCGTGGGCAGCGTGCTGCGTATCGCACACCCTTAGCCACATGCCACGTCCATTGCATCAAGTAGCCGTAATCGACATCGTCGACAATCGCTACTTTGCCCTTTGTCAGGGGAATTGTTTTCACAGCAGCGGCCCCACGTCGCGGCCACCGTCGATCATATACCGCTTCGGACCTGCCTTCTCGGAGGCGTGCTTCAGCCGAATTGGTAGACGCCATGTAGCTCCGTTCTTGGCGTGCATACCATGCAGTATCTGTACTGGCTCGCGGTAGCCCGCATACGCATTGAAGGAGAAGGCGTCAGTTGCTAGCCAAGCGCCGTTCATCAGCAACTCGCCGTCAAGATCGGGTAGGGCTGCACTGCAATGGTGGTGTGCTCTCGCAAAGTAACGTGTCCGCAGCCCACCACGCAAACCATCCAATGCGATCAACCCCTTTTGTTTTCGCTGCATCGAGTACCAAGGCATCGATCCATTACTTCGCTCATCATCGCCGTGAGCCATATTAACACCGATGCCGTTAATATCGAGATTGATGCTCCAGGCATTCGGTATCGTAAAGGACACATTGCCGAGGTCGCGGCAGTGGATATTTGCAATCTCGGCAATCAAGTAGTCAAAGTTCTCCTGGCTCCCGCCGTAGTCCTTCTTCTTCGTCATACGCCCGTGATTGCCAGACAGGTAGACAACATTGATTTGCTCGAAATGCGATGACAAGTCCCGCAACATCAGACCGTGCAATTGGCCTATGGCCAAGCTATTACGAAACTGGTTGCGGTAATAGCTACGCTCAGCAGCCCTATGAATCATGCCGCTGCTATAATCACCGTTGGCCAGCCACCAGAGCACCGGGAAATGGAAGGACGGTGCAAGCGTACCTTTCATCCAATCTATCGCGGTGTCAATCAAATGCTCGGCGCGGGCACACGCAATCTGAAAGTCAAATTGCTCCAAGCCACCGACCTCTTCAGGCCGCACCACAGCATCGGCGTGGCAATCTGAGATGTGTAGCACGGCGTGCTCGGTAATCTGGCCCTTCTGTCCCGGTACATAAGCACTGGGCAAAGCGTCAAACGGCTTGATGCGTTGTTCCAACTCCTCCACCATGGCCGCAAATAGACCGGCCACCTTGGCATTAGCCTTAGCGTGCTTTCGCTCGTTGTTACGCTCCTCAGTAAGGTGTACAACCTCGGCTTCAAGCTGCTGAATACGGTCATTCGTCGGGTCGCACGTTTGATGGCTCTCCTTGTACGCACGACCACAGGCAATGTCGGAGATCAACGATCTACTGACCCCAAACTCCTTCGCTATCTGCTCCTGCTTCACCTTCTTCGACAGTTGTTCCCTGATCTTCCCCAACACAGTTTTCGCCAGCATAGCAGCCCCTCAAGTAGTATTCTCGTGCCCGATACTCTGCAATGACCCAAGCTATCAGCTTCTTCATTCTGGCCCAACCGGCGGCAAGGGTTCCGGCTCCTCCACAGCTTCAGGTTCATCAACCACAACCTTAATTTCCTTTGGCATCGGCACACTGAGGTCCATGGCCCACTCCAGGTTGTACTTGTGCGCCCAGGCCCACATACGCCGCACCGGAACGATGAATCCGAGACCGGGATTTCCGCCACGAACCAGCAGCCCAATACACTGGCCGTCGAGAAGATAGACGCCGCCGCCGCTCGAACCTGGGTGGGAAATCGCACACGTCTGATCGAACATGATCCCATTCTCAAGAATGTCACGATCCGTCTGAGAGATGATCCCCAGTGTCACGGAGTTATAAAGCCCACGCATACTCCCGACGTGAACGACTGATGTGCCAGTGGGGTACACCTGATCCTTGGCGAAAATGGTTGAGTCAGACAGGGGCGTAACCAGTTCCAGAATAGCAATGTCCTGACACTCATCGGCCTCGCTGTACGCAATCACCTTAGCCTCGATCTCGACTGACTCTTGGTAGAGCCCATCAACCCGAACCTCTCGCACAATTGTGGCCGGTGCCCAAGAGCCATCTTCGTTTCTCAAAGTATCGACGACATGGCCAGCCGTCCAACAAAACGTGCAGCCATCGCGACTGAACAGCACCCCGGAGCCGGAGCCTCCTGGGACTTTGACCTTCACACTGATCGATTGCAGTTGGCCATAGTCCACAACACCCCTTGCGGCCAAGGTCGCCAAAGCTTGACCTTGAGCACAGGTCTCATTGCGGCCGTCGTTAATCGCACGCCGCAGGCACAAGTGACTGATTACTAGCGGCCCGTACAGAACGACAGAGATCAAAAGCCCGGTAACGATGCCCCTAACCAACCTCATACCACCCCTCCGTTCTTCAAATGCTGTTCACACGAACCCAAAACGATCGGGACGGTGGGACATATCGGGTCAGGCCGCGATACTCGACCCCCAACTGCCCCGGCCCCATTGCCCTAAACACGAAGACTTGATACTCGAAGCCGTTGCGATACGGCTCACGATATTCGCTCAGTTTCTCCAGCCCTGGGCTGAGAACGATCTGCCACCGACTCTCGCCGGCCGGCGTAATCAGCTTGACCACCAACTGTTCCTCGGGCATGACCCGGACAGATCGTCCGTTGTCAAAATCAAACAGAACTATTATCATCAACAGGGCTAACATGATTCACGCACCTCGAATTCGCCTTCAATGTTCTGCCAGTTCATCGCTTCGCTGATCTCACCCATGGTGAGAAGTTCCAGCTTCCGGTTCTCACGGATCACGTCGAGCACTTTGCGGTCAGTCGGCAAGTGGAACAAATCGACAATCAACAGCCCGGGTTTATCCTCCCCGATCGACTGGATGCGTGCCTCGGCCTGGATACGGTACTCTGTCTTGAAGCTGTTGCTCCAGAAGACCACCATGCGGCTCTCACGCAGGGTCAGAGACATACCGCCTGATTCAGGGTGTGACACAAAGGCAACACGCGAATGATCCATATTGGCCCAGTAGTCCAGCGGCTCCTCATCAATTACTTGAGTACCAGTCGCTGTAGTCACCAGCCAGCCCCGGCCGTCGCACTTGACCACGTCCCAACCTTGCTTCAAGCAGAGGCTTTCAACACGATCCACGGAGCCGGTGAAGCCAGCAAAGACCACGATCCGCCCCGTCTCCTCGCACTCCTCCAAGAGCCCCTTGAGAGCCTTGTCCTTTGGACACGGAATCTCTTTGACCGTTCGGACGATCCTTGGCATCTGACGTGTACCGCCGCAGACCGAGCACGGCACACGACGCTCTGTCAGCTTGATATCAGGGCCCATCATATCGACCGACTTGAATACTCGTTCCTCGTCATCCGGGTCGTACCACTCTGAGATGAGTCCATCCGTGCAATTGGTGCATGGCGTGGTACCATCCTTGATGTCTTGGTACTGGAACCCGTCCGACAACTCACGCAGCCGAGTGGGCACGGTGATCGCGTTCGGAGCGGCCTGAGAAATCGCATCGGCGGCACGCAGCAAACTGCTGCTCGGCTTGCAGATGATCTGGCGATACGTCTTTGTTGGGAGCCCTACGCAGTCCTTCAAATGCTTGATGATGACCAGACCCTTCAGTCGCTCGTAGAGATAGGCAACTTCGTTCTTACTTCTCTCGAAAGGATGATAAAGGGGAGACTCAATCTCGTGATTCTCGTGGTCCGCATACTCGCCACAGGTGTGACACTTGTTCTCGTCGTCACGCCACCCCGTTCGTTTGCTAAAGACTCCAGCATCGTAAGAGTGCTGCGTGAGGTAAGCGAGTCTTTGTTCCATCGCCTTGACAGAGCCCTCTTTGAGGAAGCCGGGATAGGCTATCTCACAAGGCTTCCACCAATCAAGCGGTGACTTCGGAGACGGCGTACCGCTCATCTCGATCACGTAGCCGTCGAGTCCATACTTGTCACGGATCTTGTCCGCCAACTCTTGTACGGCATTAGACCGTTGCGACGTGGGGCCCTTACAGCGACTGGACTCATCGACGACCAAACCCTGCGGCACGGGCCGGTCTCCCCACTCTTTCATAATCTTGACCAAAGCCTCGTAGTTGAACATCTCAATGTTCAGGCTGGGGTCAATGCTCCATTTCTTGAACTCCCGCCGCATGTTGGGCAGGCTGGTGAGTGGGCCAATCCAGTACCAGTGCTTAACGCCGGATCGCTCCATTACTTCCTGCGTGGAAAGTGTCTTGCCACAATTGTGTACGACGAAGCCGTCCGCCACGAAACTCCGATACGGGTCGGCACACACGAGGTCATACACGGGCCGGTAGCCAACCGACGCCACATTGGAGACCATGACTAGCGCGGCCAACTGCTGGGGGCCCTGCGACACTCGTACCAACTGGCCCGGCCCGAGATCGCCTGCCGCAACTCTTCCAATCGCGGTGTAGATTTCGTGATCCGGTGTTACAATTAGCGAAAGCCCATTCACCAACCTCACACGCACCGCCTGCTGTACGCCCCTCGACAGTGACTTACACACCAAATTCCACTGGAGCGTGCCATCAACGAAGGACAACACGTAGGTCGGAATACAAGTTGAATTCTTCGGATTCCAACCACCGTCTAGGCCATCCAACCTCGAATGAAGTTCACTCAGGGCTACATCGCTGATAAGACCATTTCGACGTATCGGGATGCGAGCATCACCGTCAACGCACCGCATCTCCGCAGCCATTATCGTGTAGTGGTAGGTGAGGATATAGTCCGCTAGATCCTTCTGGTGTTCCATCAACGGCCGTGAGTAGTCGTGTCGTTTGATCGGCTGGTCGAAGTGCGCGTAGACTTTGTCACCGTTCTTCAGATACTCAATCTGGAAGCGGTTGCGTTGGCAGTCGTCGACGGACCACTGCATGATCGGCGGGTCTTGGTACCCGTGCCAACGCGCCCCCGCCATTGCTTTGATTTCGTTTTTGAGTGCGAATGGCGACTCAACGAACCAAATCCGGCCGCCTTTGTACTCCAGCTTCACCGGGGACTGGAGCAGTGTGCCAGATTCGTTGCGGTATCGGAGTTTGACTTCTTCTATGCTCATCGTGCCTCCAGTCGGCTAACGATGATGTCACAGTAGGTCGGTTCTAGCTCGATACCGATGCAACGACGCCCAAGAGCCTTGGCCGCGAGAAGCGTTGTTCCACTGCCGGCGAACGGATCAAGAATCACGCCGCCAGTTGGCGTCGAGAGAAGCGTCAACAGATACTTCATCAATTCCAGCGGTTTAACCGTTGGATGCGCGTTGCCCTCGCCACGCTCCTTACGCGATGCTTTCGCACAGTAGAAGAAGCGTGAGGCGGATTTGGTGCCTTCAATCCTCGGCACATGATGCGGCCCGCCTCTTTTCATGCTTCCGTAAACACGGTTCCCCTGTTCCTTTCCGTCTTCAATAGATGCGGCCAATTGCCCCGGAGCGTCAGGAAACAACCCAACCGGACAGTCAGGGTGGCACTCGTAGGCCGGGACTTCCTCATTGCCGTAGACCCGTGCGTTCGGCTCACCGCTACCGGCGTCGGCACCTACATTGGCGAAGCCACTCGGCCGCGTACCGCCACAGTCGCCGCGTTGGTCGCCCTTAAGAGTCTTGATGCCGATCTGTTTGCAGTCAGGATGGTGGGTAAGAAGGACGTTGGCTGGCCAACGACCGCTGGGTTGCACGTATTCGCCAGCCTCACCACGTCGCCACGAATTGCCAGCATCTTCGCCCCACATCTGCTCCCGATCAGTCGGGTTCGCAGCATAGGCACCGCCGTTCAGATTCTCGTTTGTCTCAATCCGGCCCGCATCAATGTTCATTCCCGCCACGCCATGCGTCAGGGCGTTATGGGCAATCGTGCCGTCAAGAGCCTTCATCGCGAGAACAATGGGCTCCCATGCAGGTTTCAAAGCACAGGCGAAACCCGTCCACGCCGAGCCATCTGCACCCTTCTTGTCAATCATCTTTCCGATGTCTTGCGCCTTTGGAAAGCCGCTGCCGTACAGCCACATCAAACAGTCACGAATCTCCCAGCCAGCATCTTCAATTGCACAAGTCAGACGATGAAACGTCCGCGTGCCGCCGAACGCCATGAGCATCGCACCGGGCTTGCACGCATCGCCGATGATTCGCCAGTAATCGGGGCCGGGGAGAGCCTTGTCCCACGCTTTCCCCATGAAGCCTAAAGAGTAGGGCGGATCAGTACAGACATGATCCACCTTCTCAGTCAGTTGCGGAAGAACGTCACGAAGATCGCCACAGTAGAGTGTGATACCGTCTTTGTCGTAGTATGATGTCATTCAAGAAGTAGGGTGCTAGAGTGTGCAAACACATCCATCCCACCGGCCACAAGTGCAACCCTGCACTTCTCGGCAAATTCACACAGCATGGGCTGCCGCGAGCATCTCGCCAAACACCACTTCCATTCCAGGAGCGAGCCAGACAGCACACACAGTTGCACGCCGCGAGCGAGCGTGTCGGTGACGAGAACAGACAGGTGTGCCCCTTGCATGATCTCGAACACGTCCGCATCGTGTGCCACAATCAGCAGGGCACACGATGCGTGCATGAGCAGTTGATCGGCATCGACAGACCGCAGATCGCCCAAGCACGCCAAGTAACGCTCCGTGGTAGAACGCTCAATCGGGCTCGCGTCTACTTGACGTGCGAGATTCCTGCCCAACGCCGTCTGCCCGATACTGAGCAGGGCGGCGAAGTCGACTTCCGGTCGTGAGATCAACTGCGCCTTGAGGATCACTAGTGAGCCCGTCCGCCCCCGTTGTCCTCGACCTTCTCGACGCCATTCGACTTCACCGTCAAGAACTTGTTGATCTCGGCGACAATCCGATCCATAGGCGGCACGCGAGTGAACGGATTCGAGCACTTCATGGCACACGGAACGTGCCACGTACCCTTCGCGTTCTCGGCCATGCGAATCTTGAGCGTCACCGGCAGCGGCCCGTGGGCCTCAAGTCCTGTAACATCCGCCCCGGCGGCCCAGCGTCGATCGAGATCGGCTTGCGACAGCGGGAGATAGGGGAACAGCTTCTTGGCCTCGGGGCGGCTCGACTTGTTCCCGAAGAAGACTTCGAGGAACTGGCCCGTGCTCCTCTCCAGCACGAGGAAGCTCACGCCGAACTGGCAGCCAGACAGCGTCTGAGCCGACCGCATGGCGATGTCCTTGAACGCAGGCGATTGTTCATCGTAGGAGACAACAATCGCTTTCTTGTCCTTTGTATCCAGGGCCTTCGGTCGGCGAGCCAGTGGCAGCACGTCGATAGAATCGCCAAGATCAGTAATCTCCTCACCATCAGGGATGCCCCACCGGCCGGGCCGAATCTTGCCGGTGTCGATATCTCTACCTTTTGAGTAGAGTTTCACATACTTCAGGAAGTCGCCGCCTTGCGACAGGGCGGCAAAGGCTTCATCGGAGCCAAGTTGAGTAGACGGGAGTTGATTGAAATCGACCGGTGTGAGTTCATTAGACATACTTCTGCCCCAAAATAGAGATACACAACGCGAGCACAGTGCCCGCCTATATGACTAGACGTAAGAACAGGTGTCTATTATCGAAAAATCTTCCAAAGTCAGCCAAAATGACATCGGCAGGGAGATTTTCCGATAATCGCGTGTGTCTAGTACGTCTATCTATTAGAGGGACACTATGCCGTTGCTGCTCGAATCGCTTCAGAATTTCCTTAAAGCCAAGCCGACCAACGACTTACTCACGCGGGTACTGGCTAGGCTCCCCTCGCTAGAGGTACAGGTCAACGTCGTCGAAGGGGAGCCGGTCGACGGCAAGCGAAACACATACCGGGACGGCACAACTGAGTATTGGGGCATCCGCATCCCCAAGCACGCCGACTGCGACCCCGAGTTCCGGGACTACGAAATCGCGTGGCCGCTGGACCTATATGCCGACCGCATAGGCTCAACTGGTTGGGACTGGAGAGAACGAGTTTCGTGGTGGGTCGGCTTCGACGTAGATAGCCCTGAGACCCACGCGATCGGCTCCACGGACTTGGACGCCGTCATAGCGGCTGCCAAGCGGCTGCCCTACATCGAGATACGCCACAGCACACGCGGGACCGGGCTCCATCTCTACGTGAGCCTAGATGGCATTCCCACCGTCAATCACACGGAGCACGCCACTCTAGCAAGGACCGTGCTCCAAAAAATGGAAGCCGATAGCGGCTTCAAATTCTCCGAGCACATCGATGTCTGCGGCGGCAACATGTGGGTCTGGAGCCGTGTGGAGTATCCAAATGGCTTCAAGCTGGTCAGCCCCTCAAGTGTTCTACTGTCAGAATACAAAGAGGATACGGACCACACCAACCAACTGCCAAAAGACTGGCGGGACAGCATCGTTCCGCGAGACACCGGCGTTCCGAGGCAACACTATAAAGACTGTTGCCAACTCCTAAGCGAAAGCCAGAAGGCACTCGTAGATGAACTGGCAAGTAGCCACTACTCCGTCGTCTGGCAACCGGAGAAAGCCTGCCTACACACGCATACCTGTGCTATCAAGGACGCCCACACTGCACTAGGGCTTCGAGGCGTCTTCGACACGATCTCGCATGGCGAGCACCCACGGGAACCTAACTGCTACGCCTACCCACTCGACGATGACGCATGGCGGGTAGTACGATTCTCGCCGGGTACGACTGAAGCGGGCAACTGGACACAAGACGGCACCGGCTGGACATGGTGTGACCTCAATAAGGTCGCCAAACTCCACGAGGCCGTTCGTGCCCACGGTGGCGTTGAAGTCCCTAAGAACGGTGGGTACATCTTCCAGTCGACTGACGATGCTGTCCGAGCCATCGCCGCCATGGGGCTCTCGGTCGAGATCCCCGCCGAGTTATACGGGCGAAAAATCCGGCTCGAAAAGCAAAAAGACGAGCGAATCATCGTCGCCATCGAACGGCAGGACGCTGACGCTATCCCCGCCGGCTGGATTGCGGAGAAGACCAAATGGTTCGAGCAAATTCTTGGCGAAAAGCCGGAAGTACAGATCGACCCAGACGAGCGAGTTCGCGACACGCTCGATGAATCCAAACATTCAATGGGCTGGTTCATCTTGACCCGCAAGGGGTGGGCACCTTCCGACCGGAACGGCGTCAAAGAATACCTCTTCAAGCTCCTACACAGTCGGGACCTGGCCACAGAGACCATGGGGCAGTGCAAGATGGAGCCATGGACGATGGTGGATATCCCCTTCCAACCGGAACATCTTCCCGACCGCCAATGGAACTACCAATCAGCACAATACCGAGTTCAGCCTGCGGCCTATGCGGGATCGCATCCCACTTGGGATCTAATCCTGGGCCACACCTTCGCCGGACTCAACGAGGCTCTAGCCACTGACGACTGGGCACGTACCAACAACATCCAAACCGGTAGGGAGTATGCCCAACTATGGCTCGCCTGCATGTTCCAACGACCGTTTGGCCGCGTCCCCTACCTGTTTCTCTGTGGCCGACAGGGCACGGGCAAATCGACATTCCACATGGCAATCAGACATCTGATTACGGCCAACGGTATAGTCGACGGCACATCCTTCATGGCGGGGAAAGACATCTTCAACGGGCCTCTGAAGAAGGCGGTATTGGTCTACATAGAGGAGTTTGATTTTTCCAAGAGCGCACATGCCCGCAATCAAATGAAGGTTTGGACCGGGAATGACTACATACCGGTGCGAGGTATGCGTACCGACACCATCTATGTCCCGAACAAACTGCACGTTGTACAGACTGCCAATAGCATGGGAGCCGCGCCTTTCAGCAACGATAAGGACACTCGTATCACACTCACCTACGTTGAGCAGTTCGAGGGCAAGCCGATCTTCCAGGATGTAATAAACGCCAAACTACAAGCGGAGGCTCCGTACTTCATGCGGACCATCATGGGACTCACATTGCCGCCACCCTCCGATCGATTCCTAATACCGCAGATTGATACTGACCACAAGCGAGGAGTGGAACAAACCAAGGAGACCTTCATGCAGCGATTCATCCGCGAATGCTGCACCGAAGTGAACGGCCAGCACGTCCTCTTCAGCGAATTCAAGAAGCGATACCGCGAGTGGGCAAAAGATCAAATGGATTTCGATGGGAACAGCAGCGCCGTTTACATCTCGAATCAATTGCCCGTCGAGTATCCCTACTCCGTCCCAAAAAAGTCAGGGCCACAAATCGTATCAAATCTAGTCTGGAAAGAGAAATGTACCGACCGTTAAGCAACAATGATTTGGCCGCTATCGCCAGTGAGCTACTGGGCACAGACGACGACCTGCGCGATGTGATGAGCGAGCTTGGATTCGACATGTACTGCTACGGGGCATCTACGGTGGCTGCGTGGCTCCACGACGCTTTTGGCCTCGTCTACGATGATAGGTGGGTGCTCGAATGAAACATCTAAGGGGGCACACAATCGCGGCCGTCGACGTCGAGACTACCGGCACGCGATCCGATTTCCACGAAGTCATCCAGATCGGCATCGTTTGTCTTGACAGCGATCTCAATCCCACCGGGAAGCAGTTCTACCACAACATCTGGCCGGACTACCCGGATCGAATGGAGCCCGGAGCCATTGAGATCAACGGGCTCACCATGGAGGCATTGCTTGGGGCCGCTACTCCAATGCAAGTTTCTGATTGGCTCACGGAATGGTTTGATTCTCTGAAACTTGGCCGCGATGCCAAACTAATCCCGCTGGCCCACAATTGGACCTTCGAGTACCGATTCTTGACTGCGTGGCTGGGCGACCACCAACGGGACCAAATCTTTCACTACCATCCACGCGATGCCATGGTCTATGCCCTCGGCATCAACGATCGCTACGGGCTCAATGGTAAGGCACCCTTTGAGAAGGTGTCTCTGGAATACCTCTGCCAGTATTTTGGCGTGGTAAACGAGAAGCCACACGACGCCCTGGCGGACGCCGTCGCCGAAGCCAAGGTCTACAAGGCGTTGTTGGAGTGCGAACGGTGAACGCCCTATCTTGGATTAGCGAAATCATCAATTGGTTCGGGAAGTTCATTCCCAGACTCGTGATCGTGCGATCCACGCACGCCGGTGTCCGCTTTCGACATGGCCGCAACCCGGTCGCCATCGAGCCCGGCATACGGTGCTACTGGCCTCTCGTGACCGAGGTGGAAATCATCCCGGTAGCCCGCCAGACACACAATCTACCGACACAAGCCCTGCTGACAAGCGACAAGAAACGAGTCGTCGTCAGCGGAGTCGTCGTCTACAAGGTACGCGACATCGTGGCGTGTATCGCACGCAACTGGGATATCGCCGATACGATCAATGATATCACCTTGGTGGCGATCACGAAGATCGTAACCACGCACACGCTGGACTATTTGCTTGAGCATCTGACTGACGAAGTCCAGGACAAACTAACACACGAGACGAAAAAGAAACTCAGAGTCTACGGCATCGGTGTCTACTGGACTGCGTTGACCGACTTCGCTGAGTGCCTCATCATCAAGAACATCTCCTCGGACGGCAAAACCGGGACAGTGATTACAGGGGAATGAGATGGGCGTTTTCAAACGATCAGATTGGAATGCGATCATTCAGCAGATCAACGACAAAATCACAGCATGTGGATCTAGCATTGAGCCGCTGGTTGAAGCTGGCCCAGATCATCGCTGGTCAGTGGATGATGTTCGCACGGTCCAGACTACTCTGATGGGTCTATGTACCAATGCGGATTTTGACCCGGTGATACCACTGCGCTGGAAGCAAAGCACCATCAATCGTCTACAAGAGGCAATTGTTGCCTGCGACTGCTGCGGGTGGGAGATGTACGAACTTCCTTATACTTGGGGGCTTACGCACGAAGCCTGCACGATTCTTGGCGCACCATACGATTGCTACTACTTGAATTTGGCAGGACAGACATGCGGAGCGTCAGGATTCCGCTACCGCGTGGGGGCGTTGTATTGCGATGTACTTTACCGCATCAATGGCAACCTCGCACCACGGAAGACAGCCTGGGGATACACCATCCTCGACGATAGCGGCATCGCGGCATCGGAGGTACCAAACACCCGCATCTTCGCCGCAGAACCAGGAAGCACGATTACAATCGAAGAACTCGATTCATCGCTGCACATCGGGAGCGCCTATGAACTTGCATTTCATGGCCTCAGCCTGCCCGATGAGATCGAAGCGTGCCTAGTATCACCTTTTGTCTCAAGCTACTACGGAATTGAAATACGACGCGACGTAGTATGCCTCTAGTCTTCCCACAATGTCAAGACGCCCTAGATGGCACGAAGCCCGGCACAGATATAGTGAAATGCCGTCTCTGCAAGCGAACGCACGCAGCCGTCGCGGTGAGCCACTGTCTAAGGTGCCAGCGGCCAACCAAGCCAACCAAGCCAATCATACCTAAGTCGGTCAGAGTCCAAATAGCCCCGCCAAGAGCCAAGCAGATTGAAGCCCCGCCGCTCATCATCCGCCTCAAGACATGGGTTGAAGCTCTTGAGCAATGGGATGCTGCTGGGAACCCTGTGCGGTCACAATCGCAGATCGACGACATCTACAAGACACACTGCAAACCCTGCTCGTTCCGCCGCAAAACGGAAAACATCTGCCTGGTTTGCGGCTGTCGAATCGCCACCTACGGTTTTGCCATCTTCAACAAGATCAAAATGGCCACAGAACACTGTCCCAAGGGGAAATGGTAATGACAACAATCGCCAACACCAAAGGCCAAAGAGCCCTAGACCAGGTGCTCCGCTACGTCGTATCGACGCTTACCGATTGTCGGCCGTCAATCGCCGACGGAGTAGTAACCCACAACGACGGAACAATCTATAAGCTGGATTGGCCGCCATGCCGCTGGCAGGCATTGCAGATATCGTGGGATGGGCACCTGCAAATCGTTGGTCAGTGTCAGAACCCGCTCTGCGAAAAGCATCTACAAAGCGTAGACCCAGCTACGTGTAGGTTCTGCCCCTGCAAATAAGCCTTACTCATCCTCTTCCAAGAAGGCCGTTCCAGCGCCCATCTTCTCGCCCTCCGCTTCAACATACTTGAAGTCGAATGGCTTCTCCACGTCATCGGCCCCAATCAGAACGTCGCCATTAACGACAATGCGGCCAGTCTCGTTCACTCGCTTGATTAGGTCCGCGAGTGTGGCTTCCCTCTGAACACCGGTTGACGAATCACAAATGCGGGTGGCATGGATGTCCAGAGCCACATCACTCTTCAATGAACGCCGCATAATGGCAATTGGCGTCATCTTGTCAGCGTAGTCCACCGTGCGATCCGAGCTAGGCGTCTTATAGCTACTACTGGTGTAGTGCGACGTTGTAACCGTGTCCTTTGCCACAAATCCGGTATCGGTCGGTGTACGGTCGCCATAGTCACTATTCGGGCCAAACACCACGTTCTGCCCCCCAATGAACACTGCGCCCTGAATCGTGCTGGTATCACCAACGGGCAAGGCACCACTAGCCCCGGAGCCGACTCCCCCGGCCCCAGCATACCCGGTCTCAATATCCTCGGCCGAGGGCCACGTTACCGTCGCGGCAAGATCAGCCGGCCAGTAGTAGGGGTACTTGACCAACGTACCCGCAGCCACTGGAGTTAGGCATGTGAATTGTATGGTATTATCAGCCGAGTTATAAGCAGCACTCTCCACGATTGCCACAATCGGACCAGACGCCACATATGACTGGTCGAAATCCAACGTGACTGCGTCAAACGTCTCAAGATTTAGCTTGTGGGCGTGGGTCGTGAATGAAATCCGCTTCCAAGTGTTCGACTTACGGATCAACCAGAACGTAGCGATCTTGTAGATGATGTCCGGTTGGTTGTAGATGTAATAGTTGTATGCGGACTCATGCACCCCATACTTCTTCACATTGTGTCGTAACGTCACACTGAACGGCTGGTCCTCGGTCTCCACGCGAAGTGACCAGTTCGCCACCATCTTTGTCACAAGCTCCTCGGTTGCCGTCAGCGATACAATTATCCCCGCCTCGGCGTCGATGTCATCCTCTGTGATGGTGTCGACCGGCGTCGGTTCCTCTGGTAGATACCGCAAGTACACAACGCCTTCAGAGAACCAGATAGCACACCTAGCCTGAAAAGCAATTTCCTGGAGCACTTGCACCACGTTCCGACGATCATTGATGGCAAAATTGGCCGGGAACTTTTCAAGTCGAGCCCCAACAGCCGTGAACGTAGACGAATCGCACGTCAGATCCGTGTACTCTTCAACGATATATTCAATGATCTCAGCCACATTGGGGCCAATGCTCGACTCGAACGACACGTACAAATCATCCTGCCAGCCCTCCCCGAGAATATGACTAAGGGGCCGTTCCAGATCAATCATTACCGCCGTCACTGTGCCGTAGGTACGCGACACAACGGTGTACAAATCGTTCGGCACGTCAACAAGCCGCGTGAGACCGGTCGACACCTGCTTAAAGGCTCGCACCGAGAGCACCGTGCCGGGCGTAATTGACACAATATACGATTTCGTCTCACCGAGATAAAGCGTTGCCGTAGCCCCGGGCTCTACCCAGAATTGCTGGATCACCGGTGTGCGATCATTTATGTACTGCTCATCCAGTGTAACAACCAACGTATGTGTGTCCACACGTTGGCCCGGTGTCATGATACTCCCTCTACCCTCTGGCACATCCGTGACCCACGACCACTGGTTCACTAGCGTCGTGTACTCAATGCCGCACACGGCTGGGTCGGGATCATTCAACTTAGAGTTGTAGGCCGCCTCGGCCTTTTCAATCAACTCCTCATCGGTACGCTTGTAGCAATGAAAGTCCGTACCATTGAAGTAGCCCGTGAATAGTCCGCCCTCGATACTAATCGTCACAGTTTGATTCTGCGGGAAGTCTTCACCACCCAGAATCTTGATCGGATTCGGCCCAAGACCCTCGATATTGGCTTCATCGATCTTCTTCTGTCTCTTAGCCAACGTGCAAGCACGCCGCCCCTGATAGACAGCCACCTGCTGCTCAAGATTGTCTTTGCATTCGTCGTACTCGTCTTCGTACTGAGCCGCCGTCTGAGCATACTGCGATACCCGCAGGGCATAGTCTGCGTCGGCCTCATCCGTTAAACGAGCAGGAGCCGTTTCCCAACAACTAACCACATGCTTCAGGTGCTCAAGGTAGGTATTCGCCTTGTAGATGCTAATCTCAAAATCCACGTCAAACGAGACAGGCAACTCCAATGTCTCATTCTCACCGGCTAAGATCCCAACTGGCGTTAGCGTGGTTCCGCTAATCGCCGTCGACACCCCGAGACACTTATTATTGAGGACCTTGCCGAATATCAGCGGCCACGGCTTATTCACCATATCGGCGGGCAGATACTCGAATGCCCCCTCCTCTGCTGAGAAGCCGATCTCTCGATCCTCAAGTTGGGTGAGGATGGTGATCGTGACCTCGCGCTTCCGCTCATCCCAGGAGATCGGCGTACTAAGTGTGCCATCAAACAAAAGAAACTTGTCGGTAAGGGCAAGCCCAGCAAAATACTGGTAGACTCGGGCTCGCCGCTTGTGAACGTCGTGTGTATCCAGAATGGACTTTATCGCCCCGTCTGTATCCGACAAGGTGACACTCAATTGCTGAGAATCGCCATTTCCCCCCACGTTGACCACGTCGTCCAAATCGCTTACTCCAACGATTCGCCCCGGAATAGACTCGACCGTTCGATCGGCATACGAGACCGTACCATCGTCGACCCAATCCACCTCAACGATCATTATGGGCTCGACCGAATGGGTCTGGGCCAACTTAGCGAGTCCGGCCGCCGATATGTTTCTCACAGTTGCTCTACTCCCTCGAATTCCAATTGAATCGTCTGGGTATACCGGTCAGGCCAATCAAACTCGAATGGATTCGACGTAAAACACCCGAGCCAGACACGACCGTTGTGGTCCACGACCTTGATCTGTGCCGCAAAATAGGAGGTCAGAAAAGCACGTAGTTCAAGAGCCTTGTACCGTGTCAAACGGAAGGACCATTGCAGCTTCCTGCGACTGTCATGCCGCTTAATATACGTCCGACGCTTACCGTTCATCGACAACTTGCGCGTCACTGTCACGCAGAGCGACTCTGCATCCCCGAACTGTGGATTCGGCAATACGGAGGTGGTTTGCAGCGACGGATACGGCGCAGACAGATAGAACATCACGGCTCCCAAGTCGGGTCCAGTTCACCCTCGAACTCGAAACTTGCACTAAAACTCTCGCGGCCATCCTGCACAACGGCGTCTGGCTTCGTAATCACACCCTTCCAATACCGATGTTCCCAATCTAAGAGGCCAATCTCGCAACCCAGATAGGTATCCATGAACAGGAGCAGTGCGTCCTTGTCCGTAGCGGTGAGCCCCGAAAAACTCAGCACAAGCGTCTGAACCTTCGGCCAGATTGGGTCGGCATAGACAATCAGCGTACCGCCACGAGTCTCCTCACTGATCCGATTGAAACTAAGACGGTCTCGATTACCCAGATTTGGAGCACGCAGCAAGACACTACTGACCACAGTGCCGGTTGCCGGGTATAGCAGGCGGAAGGAATCAGTAACGATCAGCGGATCGGTCAACGCCTCTGGCGGCGGCTCAGGTGCATCAACTGCCCCGGCCCCAACAAATGGATGGTATTCAAACTGGATACCGGTCGTTTCGACCAGGTACGTAACACCAACCTCAATGTCGAGTGCAACCGTAGCCACCTGCGCAGTGACCAATGTGACTTCAGCGGCAGCCACCGGCACCAGTAACGCCTCTACGACACTGCACTTATCAACAGACGCCGCCGCTGACACAAACGCCCACGCGGTCGCCGTTCCGTATTGATTCTTGTCCGCCGTGGCATCGATATCAATCGTTACAGTAGCCGCTACGTCAACGGCGTCAGGATGCACGACTACTTTACTAGCCGACGCATAAAGGGGTATGGCTTGGTATGCCGACGCAGAGATAGGACGCGATGCAGACGCCTCGCAATCCAGCCCCTCGATTACATCCACCATCTCGTAGGTGTCGGTGTCCAACTCGGACGTAATCGTCTGAACCGCTACGTCACATGACCTATCAAAGACACACTGCACCGACGCCGTAGCCGCCGGGGTCAGAATGGCCGATGCCCCGGCGGACATCGCCTTGCTGCCACTCGCATCAGCAGTAACTACAAGCGTGGCATCCGCAGCCACCTCGTAAGTGTCATAGGTCCAGCCAACCGCAGCGGCGTCCGGTGACACGGTCGATGCAGCACTTAGGCCGTACACACAAGCCACATCCGCTGAGACGGTGACGGTGATCGTACCTGCCGCCGAGACCGTGTGGCTCACCACGGTCTTATGCAACACTTCCACGTACTGTTGGCTGTGGTAAACAGTGCCCATCTTTAGACCCTCTTCACCCCGAATTGGGCACCATTGAGTTCGGACAGCCCCCAAGCATTTGACGTAGCCGGGCTCACCTCCAGGATGCTGTACAATGTACTATAAGCCGAGGTGATTGCAGGAGTCGACGCCTCATAGACAGTACTACTAATCTTCGTCAGATTCTTCATAGTAGGCGTCACAGTCGCAGACAATTCCTTCATGCAACTATTGACCTGCACCGCCAGAATGTCCCCGAGATCCGAAGCATCCCCGTAGCCGAACAGATCCGAGGCCGTACTGGCCGCAGCATTGTAGTCCGTATCCGCTGTACAGGGATTATCGTCTACAAGAGCATAATGATCGCTCCCACTACTAGGAGACCAGTCGGTAGCATCACCGTCAGCAGCGGGCCAAATCGCCCGAATTTGTACGTCGCCAAGAAAGTCGTTACAGGCAGAACCGGACCCATTGGCAATGTACCAATCGTCTATGTAGATTCGCCGTGCGCCGAGGACACCGCAATCATACCCAGCACCGTCAGCGGATCGCGTGTCTACTCCCGTCACCGTACACACAGCGGTACCATTGACGCGAACCTCTACTGACCCAGAGGAGGCGTCAACTACCTTCACCTCCACATAGTACCAATTGCCAACAGACAATCCAGCACCAGATGTGGTTCCGAGTGTCGTACTGGTCCCTTGGTTGTAGACAGTAATCTCCGATCCATTCGTTGCATACCGAAGGGTAACTCCCGCATATGCCCCCTTCTTGAAGGTAAACAGGTCGAATGTCGTTGACGAGGATGCGGCCACATAGCAGCCAAACCCAGCAATGTATGTGGTCGACGCCGCTGAAAACACCGGCGGCACAAGATACGCCCATGTTGTCGTGGAACTTGACGTACCAAAGGCGTACCCTCCGCTCGTCCTGCCGGCACGAACATAGAAGGACTTCGAGTCCACATATTTCATGTTGATGGTAGTGGTGCCGATACTCGCATCCAGCGTAGTACCGAACGACTCAAAGCCTTCCATCCAGAGTAACGACATACATCACCTAAAGAATGGGCCGGGCCGAGTATGATCCCCAGCCCGGCCCTCGACAAGGGAGTACCCGCTTACATGCTAACGGACAATGTCGCCTTCAATTGGTCGCCGCTATTCACCGGCACGTCACCAGTGCCAAACAATGCGGTGCAAAAGAGAACAGCGCCAGACGCGGTGTTGTCGTCCTTGTTCTGAGCACCGGCGGCACCGCCTACGAGTGCCAACCCCTTGACGGTGCCGGAACTCGTGATATCAAACACAACGGGGGACGCATTGGTGAGAACTTGACTGGCCACATCACCCTTAGTCCAGCCCGGACGTGTCGTTGCACTGTCACTATTGCCCGGGTCCGTGTAGTCCGTGAACTCATCCCAGCCATTCGCGTCGTTAATCTCTGCATAGGTATCACCGGCCGCCAGGGCAGAGTACCCCGTATAGTCAATCAACGCCAGGTACCACGTCGAAATCGCCGGCCCACCGTCCATGGCAGCCGCCAGCATGTTGTTCTTCCCCTCGTTCGTCACACCGTTCGGAAACCGATAACGACGCAACAGCTTACCATCTCGCCAATGCTCCACATCAAACCAATCATTCAGTTTGATAGGAGCTTCGCACTGCCGCCCACGCACCATATTACAACCCGCCTTCGCCCCTGTAGGAACTCTCATAGTCTCGTAGTGCCCCGTCTGATTTCACGCTGCAATTCGTTTGCAATCTCCCTTGCTGTTTGTCGGCTGGTTCCACCGCCGGTTACACTCACATTGATATCCCCGATATTGGTGACACTCCCGCCTTCACTCCGGTATGCCGGCTGGACACCAGCATTGATCGCAACAAGCTGGGAGGCGAAACGACTCGCGGAAGCTGCATTCACGACGAACTCGCCCGGAGAGAGCATCGCCGGAATCGTATCGAAGCCTCTTGGAAAACCGCCAGAAGCAAAGTAGCCGCCGAAGGCCATACCCTTAGAGTCACCCTGCATCAACTTGGCACGCTCGCGCAGCAGTTGATTCTCATCGGCCAGAACGCCCTTGATGTTGCCCTGGGCATCCAGTTCCCAACGCACATTCTCATTGATGTTGATTTGCGACTGTTTCTTCTCTTCCAATTGTCGCAAGGCCTCGCGCACCTTCTCCATTTCAGCACTCTGCTCAGATGTGAATGTGCCACCTTCCTTCAGTGTTGCCTGAGCCTTCGATATCTCGGTAATTGCAGTCAGCAGCACCCCCACATCACTTTGGACGCCTGCACCCCGCGAGGCCCCGCCAAACCAGCCCCCAAATGTCGCCGGAAAATCAACCTTGCTGACGGCATCTTGCAGACCCTTTAATTCCTCTACAGTGATATCAGTATCTGCACGCGCAACTTGTAACTTTTCAAGCAAATCACCCAACGGAGCTAATCGCGCACTGCGCCGTAGTAGTTGACCCTGTGATTCGATACCCAACGGTGCGCGGTACGCCTCGATCCTCTTCCACGTCTTACCGTATGTCTTGCCAAAGGCATCCTGTGCCTCGGCCATGTTCTGCGTGCCTTGCTCAAACTTCTCACGACGCGCGTCATATTCCTTCAGTCTCTTGGCGGCATCGTCAATAACGGCGTTTGGGCCTACTTCACGAGGATCGAGCCCGGTAACACCTACCAAGAAGCCCATGACTGGCTGTCTGAGAACAGTCTTATCAAGGCTCTCTTGCAAATCGGCTTGAAAAGTTGCAATAGCACCCGGGGCCGCCGTGATGGTCTTAATGTCGTAGGACGCGAGAGACTGGATGGCATCTCGCCTCAAGGATGCAAATGCCTTTGAGTCGCCAAGGTATGCAGCCGTAAAATCCTCTTTACCGTACCTAGCCAACATCGTATTGAATTGAGCGATGCTTGCATCCGCTTGACTGATATCTCGCCTTAACGCGGCCGAAGTCTTCTCACGATATCCCCCCTCAGCCGTCTTTACGGTCGTTGCAAGCTGCGACTCAATTGTCGCCCGCAGACTATCCAATTCCGCAGTGTGCTTCTCAGCTTGGATGCTCCGCTGCTCCAACACTCCAGCCAGTTGTTGCTGGAGTTGTGCTTGCTTTTGTAGGGCCTCGATCCGTCGATCATCAATGATAGTCTGGTACTGTTCAGTCTTCTTTAGATCGACGCTGTTCCCGGTAACTTTTGCGAGTTCAACCGATTGTTGCCGGTATGCCTCTACACGCTCCCACGCCTCTTTGGCCTTCTGCTCTTGGTTATCATCCTTGGCCGCCTCCTGCAATTTGGCAGCAGCATCTATCTCCTGAGCAACCTTGGCATCCCAATATCGAAACTGCTCAGACGGCTGGTAAGTCTTCTCGACCCATTCCTGCTCTTTCCGATCCTTCTTGGTACGCTCAATGCCCTCAATAGTCTTCGGAATCGACTCCGTGGCCTTCTTGCTGGCTTCCTCAGACAGCTTGAGCAAATCAGACTGCATCCGCCGACGATGCTGCATGATGCGATCGAAAGCACTCTTTGCAGCAGTCTCCTGGGCCTTGATCGACGCCTCGAAGTTCTTCGTGTCTCGCAGATAAGAGACATTTTCATCAGCAAACTGTTGCCGCACGAGCCGAATCATCTCGTCGGTCTCGCGTTGCTTAATAATCAATCGGGCCGACGATTGCCGTGCAGCCTCGGCAATGTTATCCAACATTGACTGACGTGCCGCTACCGCCGGGCCGGTGATGTAACTGCCAATAATCTCGCCAACCTTGGACCCCAACATATAGCCGCCCTCAAACAGGGCGACGAGACCTATGGCATTTCGCAGACTGCCAATCTTCTTCAGCCCCAGATCCAAACCGCCATTGAACTGGCGAACGGAGGCATCAGCCGTAGTCCCAAACGTGGCCGCTGCTACTGTCAGACCAGCGAGCGAAGTGGCCATTGCCGGCAGGGTGGTGGTCACATTCCGAAATGCGCCCACAAGTCCATTACCGCCGCCCACCAGTTGAATCACAGTATTGAGTTTCTCGACGACATTCGCCCCAAATTCGGCCGTCCAAAAGTTCTTCAACTGGTTCGTGGCTTTAGTCAACCGCTCGGCGTCAGTCTGCATACGCTCCCCGAGCTTGGCAGACAAGTATTTCTGATCTACAGCGTAGACTTCCTTCAGAGCAGTAGCATAGGATTCCGCTCCGGTCCCCACCAGCCGAAGCACGCCGGCCAAGGCCCGTTGGTTCTGGAACAAGGCCGCAACGGATGTCGTCGACATATCCGTTGTCCCGACAAGAGCTTGTAGGGCACCCTGCAAGCCAAGAGTCTTGACCGCGATCTCGCCGGAATCATACCCTAGCTTGACGAGAGCTTTCTGCATTGCCTCCGTTGGCTTCAACAGACCGACGAGAATACCTCTCAATTGGGTCGACGCTTCATTGGCCTTGACGCCGCCGATCGTGATAGCAGCAAGAGCAGCGTCCAACTCCTCCATCCCCACGCCGGTGGAACTGCCGATGGACTGGACACGGCCCAACGCTGTGGCCAACTCGCCAGACTTCAATCGGCCTAAATCAATAGTCTTGAAGAACTGGGCTGCACGGACCTCGGCCATGCCTGCTGACTCGCCGTAGGCGTTCAGAGCCCCGGTCAACAACTGGGCCGTTGGTACTAGATCCTCGCCGGTAGCCTTGGCTAACTTGTTCGCAGCCGTCAGAATGTTGACCATGTCAGCCGTGTCGCTGAACTGGTCAGAAATCACTTCCAACTGTGCCTTGCTGACGGTCTCCAATGACTGATTGAACGAGTCAGACATGACCCGAACACTGGCTGCAATCTCCCCAAAGGACCGCTCGGGATTGATCGCTCGAATGTTGCTCACATTCGATGAGAACTCAAGAGCCGCTTGGCTTGACTCTACGAACGCATCACGAACCGCGTTCATGCCCCGAACGAACAACTGAGTCTGAATGACCCGGGCGAACGTCTGCCACGAAAGCCACATCGACTCTGTGCCAGCCTTGACATTCTTACTGGCCGGCAAGAATTTAGTCTGTGAGGCGGTGTAGATGCGATCAAAGGCGGACGAAACGCCCTCACCCGTCTTGGCACTGACCGCTTGTGCCTGTTTACATTGGTCAAAGAACGTATCAAACGACTTCGACGCATCGGTGCCACCAAGCAATGAGCCTGCCTTACCGGTCGACAGCAATCCAATAGACCGGGTGCCCATGCCGATCGAGCCCATGGCCTTTTCGACAAGACGAGCCTCGGTACGCAGATCACGCAGGGTGTAGAGCGTCTTCTTCGCACTGTCCGTCACCGAATCAAGCCGGTTCGCAGTCGTGCTCAGCCGATCGTTGTATGAAGTGAAGCTAGTCTTGAGCCGTTCAAGCTCGTCAAGAACCTGCTTCGCGTTCAGTTCGAGAGTTTGCCGAATGTCTTCTGTCATACCGTTATGCTCTTTGCCCGTAGCAACTGTGACCACCCCGGCAAAGTTGCTTCTGCCGCCTCTTTTGCAAACGCTTTAGCCCCAGCCTCTTGAAAGTGATACGGACCCGGATTCTTCAAGCGGAAGTACGGATTGCCGTCCGCATCCAAGAACTCATTGGCATTCTGGTATTCGTTTATGATGAGATGATTTAGTGTCGTGCTGTAGGTAAAACTGTAGACGCCATTCTGAGCCACCCACGAAGTCCCGACATTACCGATGCCCAATTCCACACGACTGTACGCATTGGAGTCGGGCACAATGCTCAACGCATAGCCGATGTAGCTGGCCAACGGCGTGAACGTCGATTGCGATGCCCCCGTCCACACCGGCACGATATCTGTCACCGTAGTAAGCCAAGCAAATGCCCCTTGAACCAGCCTTTCAGTGAGATGCTCGTGCAACGCTTTCTTGAAACGAGCCTCGTCTAGGATCAAATGCTTGAGCTTACTTTTGAATTTCACTCGGCTCACCGCACTCGTCGTGGGTACAAGTCTGGTCAAACGCGAGAATCAGTGCTTGCTGCTTCACAGCACACTTATCCCAACTATCAGGGATGCCAGGCGGCCGGATACCGACCCGAGTACACGCACGCCATATCGCGTAAAGCCCCGTGCGGTACTCGGGCCAGAAAACCTTCTTTACTCCGTCTGCATCCCAAGTAGAAAAGACTTGCGGGCCTCCTCCAGTTTCGCCTCGTCGAGACAGTTCGCCTCCAACACGAGCCGATGGACCCGCCGAATCTCAATGATCGAGAACTTGGACTTCTTGAGGTCCTCTTCCCAATTAAGCCACGTAGACGGCTCATCGAGTTTGACCGTGTCCCACTCAATCTGCGACGGCTCCAACGACCGGACCACAATGTACGCTTCACGCTTGTTGGCGTGCGACTCAACATCCGTCTGATAGCCCTTATCTTCCGTGTCCGCAACCTTGCGGTTGCCCTTCAACATTGTGGGCGGCATTGGCGGCGGGCACAGACGATAAAAATCATCCATGCTTTCCAAGCCGGAAGCACGAAACACGATCGATTTGTCATTGCCCCGTGGTAGCACAAGAATGTGCTCACTCGGGACAGTGGTAGGATCAACTCCAGCGATCTTCATGTTACTCCCCTGTCCCTTTAATTAGCCACGAGTCACAGTAGGCTCGGTTACATTACACTTACCATTCACGGCGATCGTCGCGTCCTTCATCGAATAGTCCCGCTTCTCAGCGCGAAAATCCGGGAAGACATACGTCGTGGTGTAGGAATCACCACACGGGCGGTCGTCCACGACCTCAATGTCACAACAATACGGTTCACAAGCCGTATCCGACGTGGAAACCCACTCAGCCGCGTTGCCAATGCCTTTGATAGCCTCAATCGGCGTGATCGTTTCGCCAGTACCCGACTTGACCGTGTCGTAGACGAAGTTCAAGTTGACTTCCATCGGTTGGTCGTCGCCCTTGCGAACCGTGTCGAGTTGCCCGCGATCCAACTCATACTTGAACTCGTCGGCTTCCGTATACTTCAAGTCGCCATCACCAACC